ATTCACAAAAATTTAAGCCTAGGGCTAAAGGTGCTCCAATTTTTACGAACTCTTCAAAGAATTAGGAATTAGCCCAGCGTAAGTAGAGTGGACCTTATTAAGTAATCCTTCCTTAGACTTAAGTCAATGCTGATAGATAACGTCATCAGGGATAAACAGATCCAGGTTACCAAGGAACGGATTAAACGTATTAGCCTTTGATCGCCTAATCACGTTCAGGCCGGCCTAGGCCAGACGGAGATCCTCCAGACGGACCTGATGACGGAGATGACGGCAGAGATCGTCGAGGCAACGACCGTCGTCCCTAACGTCCCAACGGACCTCCTGGAGATCCAGGAGGCGAGGAGGGGGACCTCCCGGCGGACCTAGAAGGGTGCAGTTTAGAGATGAACGTAACGCACTCAACGCAGGCATAGAAGTTACACCCAATGCAGTCAGATTAAGCTTTACTTATAACTATGGTAGGCACGCTGCTTCTATAATAGTGAAGCACTTCGATGTTTTTCGGAATACAGATATTCAAAAAATTGACGACTGGGAGCCATGGCGCAAAGCCATTACATACGAGGGTGGGCACGCTTTCTTACGTAGTATAAATGATAACATGTTTGCTCAGGCATTAGGCTACGCGGCCCAGCACATACAAGGTACTTGGTATGACATAGGGTCCAAATACCACAAATTATTCAAATTCGTCCATTATGCGTAACTGTGGACCAAGTTTGTAGCAATTAGACCCCAATTCGCTTTGGATTAGGCTTACAAACAAGACCATGCACCTCAGATGTAGACGACTATATATGATACCGTCATTACAGCTAATAACGCATAGGCTATTTTTGATTCTGAAAACACTCTTGACAGAAGAAATGTCGTGCTATCTAATGATTCAATTTATTATCCCGGTGTGTTTGATGCTTGCGTAATAGCAGCACACAACAAACTGAGCGTGATCATCATCTTTAATAACTATATTACGGTACCTGGTAGAGGAGAGTATTACGACAACAACGGGTCATATCTTATTGAAGGGTTTGGAGAGGGGCAAACTGTATATTCATTTCCAGCAAATAACGGACCTGGCTATAGTCACCCTAATCTTGGATGGCCATTGGAAGGTACAGCTTTACCTAAGCAATACCAGACATCTGTTACCGTCAATGGTAACACTTATAGAGCAGTAGTTCACTAAGTCAGAGCTGTACCTATTGGCCTTAATTGTTATACTACAGAGTTGAGAATGTATCCTTACTCAGATTTTGATGGTGATCTTCCGAATTTCAGACCGTTCTCCAACAATGCGAACTTTGACGAATACGAAATAGAAGTGAGACCCACTTATTTCTTGAATAGACCGGTGGACAAATTTCTCATGAAATATGGATTTGCAATGAACAAGAAAAAATCTGTGCAAATATCTAGGCAGATGATAGATCTGGTCTATTAACACGGGGCTGTCATTGCTAACGTCGACGCCGTGTCTTCGTATAATAAATTTAAAGGGTATCTTGAGTGTTCAGAAGTCAGCATGATTCTCAATCAAGAATTGGAGGAGCAAGCAGGGCGTGCTTTTTAATATTATATGTACTAAGTTTCAAGGTAGCATGCAGAGAATAATAGAATATCAAAAATAATGAACAACGATCTAACGCGAGTTCCAAACGTAATATCAAACTTTGTCACTCAACAATTTTCCAATATCACTTAACTTTTGTTCAGAGAAAACATCTAGGGATTGTTAGACAACGGAATTCCTAGAGCTACTTTTGACAATTACTTCCTTATATTCCAGTTTCTGTATCTTTTTTTGGTGTATACAAAAAATGACTATGCTATATCGATCTTCATGTCACTTATTATATTATGGCACACATTGACTAAGAGGGTTTTTTCATATACTATACTTACAATGTATGTTAGTAGCGTCATGTGGCCTTAAACGCAAGACGATTCTTACCTCTTGATAAGTTCCGTAGCACACAACATAATAGGCATAGCATTCGGAGCTATTCATATGTTAAGCATACCGGGTTCGAAACGCATCTAGAACATATCAAGAGTAATTCTTACAGGATTATTTTAGATTTGGGTTAGTACGTTCCTCTTGTACACATTTCTCATTTATGAAATAGCCAAACATAAATAAAGAGGCATATAAGGATAGATCGGCAACGGTAAATACTGTACAAACAAATTTGAACAGAGTTAGACTTAGCAGGAACATATGACTAGGGAAGCTTTCTAGAAAAGATGCTTACCTGTCACCGGTCCAAATATTCTTTCTACTAAAGTGTACGTACCTCACAGACAAGAGATCGGATCTTACGCTCATCCGTTCACTAAGGAACGAAAGGATAGGCTATATACTCATCTCCAAACTCATTGCAAATGTGATAGAGCAAAGATGAAGGTCAGCGGATGCCTAATAAGGGAAAACAAATCCATAAAATAACCAGTTAACTATTCGAGTTGCCCTATAAATGCAATAGGTGCTATCTATGGGAGACATGCAGTTTCACTTGCTGACACTGATCAAAATGACCTTGAAGAATTTTCCAGATACGTCAGACGCAAATTGCCAAAAATAGTCAGAAACATTGAAAGACATATGGACTGGCGGTACTCTTATCAAGATTATATAAGAGAGGCGAATGACAAGTAAAAAGCCGTTAACTATCAGAAGTGGTACGAAGAAGGTAGGTTCAAGGTCATGAGGCAGAGTAAAGCACCTGGCCGTAAAGCTCTAGCAAAAATGCGGGCCTTCCCAAAAACTAATGAAATTCATTATCTGCATAACTCAGAAAGGAATAGTGAACGACCACGAAACATATTTGAGATGCCTAAACACTTTGCCATGCCTAGCGTGTGGTTTAATAAAGTCTTGATCAAAGCCATGAAAAAGGCATATCCATAATTCATTACGGGTTACAACACAGACCAGCTGGCTCAGCACTTTAGTAAATATAGCAAGCATCTGGCTAAACACTCTTCCATCTCATTCGACGGGTCGGGTCACGACTCTAATTAACATCCTTAGCTCATCCGGATGATAGACAATTATATTATCGAAAAACTAGGGCCTAAATTTTTTCACAAACATGGTTTTGGCAGAGAATCGGCACAGTTGGTTGCTTTTCTTACTTAAATATAGATGCCCACATATGTACTCCTTGTGGACAAATGGGGGCGAAAGAGAAAGATTCTTAGCATGGAGCTCGACGGTACAACTTTTTCAGGGCACCCGACTCGCACGACGTTCGGTAACACCGTAAGAGTCATGCTGTATATAGCTTACGTAGCACACAGGGCGGGCATAAAACAAATTTGGAAGATGAAAGATTTTGTTTTCTTTGTGTCAGGTGACGATTCCATTATAAAGCTGAAGAACAACTTAGTGCGGGCCTTTTCCCGTAGTTTTAGAGCGCTCTACATTATGGAATGGCCCCAATAATATACTGCCAAAGGCCTGGGACAGGTTGCTAAAATGCTGAATATAGAGAGTTATCACAAAGGTGATTTCTTGTCAAAACAGGGCTACTTTCACAAAGGACAATGGTACTTTAAGCGACTTCTCAAAAGATCTATACAGTCAGGCGCTGTTACGATGTCTACCTAAATTACCGCAGACCAGCACCGCTGGCTTACAGGCAGCGGTCTCTTAAGCTGGTGCAAAGGAATGATAGGCATCGAAGAATGCGCACAGCAGAGACTAAAGTACGGAAGACCACCCAGTGCATTGATTATAGATAAACACCAATCCAAATGGAGCTATTCTACAAATCAAGGAGACGATATAGTGCCATACGCAGCTCAATACAGCGTTCACACTAAAGCTTTCCTGCACAAAGTCGCAGCATAATATTCGGGTCCGATGAATGAATGGGTAGATTTGTGAACATAAGGGGTTAGTCCCACCCCTTCTTATCTTATTATACTAAAATAGGGACTGCAGCAATGCATTAAATTGTACGCCAGCTGGGCGGAAGACGCAGCGGTTCAAAGAACGACCAGGTTTTTAAAAATTTTAGTCAAAAATTTTTACTGACCACAAACAGTCTTTGTGGTACCGAACACGGGTATGTACGTGTTACGTCCAAAAGACGTTTTAAATCCAGGACATAGGAAAATTAACCTAATCCGACTGGTGTGGAGATTTACTCGTTATTAATCTTTCACATCAGGCACCTGGAAGAACAATGGGG